GTGAACGAGTACAAGGTCGATCCCTCCACCGTCCGAACGGGCATCGAGGAAAACGCCGATGGGGAGTAAAACGTGTCCGTTACCCTGCTACCGCACCAAGAGGACGCCGTCAACGCGCTCTCTAGTGGGAAGATCCTTTGGGGCGGAGTAGGGGCTGGTAAGTCGCTCACCGCAGCGGTTTACCATGTGAGGAAGCAGGTACCGCGAGACGTCTACGTCATTACGACGGCCAAGAAGAGGGATTCCCTCGACTGGGAAGGCGAGTTCCTGAAGGTCGGAATCAGCACCCATGCCCGGAGTCCTACTCTCAAGAGCAGGCTGTGGGTCGACTCGTGGAACAACATCGCCAAGTACAGGAACGTCCGCGGTGCCTTCTTCATCTTCGACGAGCAGAGGCTTGTCGGAAGTGGGGCTTGGGTCAAGAGCTTCATTCATATAGCGAAGCCACAGAACAACAACACGTGGATTCTGCTTAGCGCCACACCGGGGGACACTTGGCTGGACTACGCTCCCGTGATGATCGCTAACGGGTATTACAAGAACATCACCCACTTCAAACGCGATCACGTGGAGTACGACTCCTACGCCAAGTTCCCGAAGATCAAAAAGTACCACGATGTAAAGAAGCTTGAGCGACTCCGGAACAGTCTTCTGGTTCATATGCCATACGACCGGCACACGACCAGAGTGATGCACACCGTGAAGGTGAGGCACAATCAGGAGTTGCTAGACGCGGTCACCAAAGACCGCTGGAATCCGTATGAACAGAGACCTATCCGCAGCCTTGCGGAGTTCTTCTCGGTCATGCGGAAGGTCGTGTATTCAGACCCCTCGCGGCTTGAGGCAGTCCGAGAACACATGAAGCGCCATCCACGCTTGATTGTGTTCTACAACTTCGATTACGAGTTGCAGAACCTCCGTACACTGGCTGGGGAATGTCCAGTGGCGGAGTGGAACGGACACAAGCACGAGGAAGTTCCAGACTCGGAGCGGTGGATTTATCTGGTCCAGTACACCGCAGGGGCCGAGGGTTGGAACTGTACGACGACCGATGCGATGCTTTTCTATTCGCTGACGTATTCGTACAAACAGTGGGAACAGGGCCAAGGGCGCATTGATCGTCTAAACACCCCATTCTCACTGCTGCATTACTACGTACTGCTCGCCGATGCGACGATCGATCAGGCGGTGATGAAGGCCTTGAGGACCAAACACAGCTTCAACGAAGTCCAGTTTGTCCGAAAACTGGGCCCGTTCAAGCTTGCCGCTTAGGCCGCCAAGTTTGGAAAATATTTGGCAAAAAGTGGTTGAGGACTCGAATCTCGACCCATTTTCAAGATCGTTTGTCAAGTTTATGTCATCCGCAACCAAGTTTCTGCCAAATATTTCGCGTACTTGACAGAGATTTGGCGTCACCCCCTCGGCGTAAAGTACTAGGTCAGAAGGGTGAGGGTGTTTCGAGTCAACCTGGCATTTTGCAAAAAGTTGGGTCAACTCGGACACCCTCTCTGCCAAAAAACCAAATATTTTCGTAAAACAACTCTTCCCGCGAGCTCACTTGATATCTATAGATACCAAGTAGAGTAAATGAAAAAGTTTTTCGCGAGAAAACTTGGTTTTTGGCAGAAGCGTGTCCGAGTTGTCTATTGCGTCGCAACCTGTCGCAAGACGCCCGGATTGAGCAAGCCCCACGTTGTCCGGTTTCGATCAGGGTCGTACCGGCTTGAACCAAAAAGTGATCCAGGTGGGGGTCCCATGCATGAAGAGTGGCGAGACATCGTATCGTTCCCGGGTTACGCCGTGAGCGATCAAGGTTCAGTGCGCAACGAAGAGACCGGCCACACGATGACTCACCTCGTGAACCAACGAGGCATCGTGAACGTCGGTCTGACCAAAAACAAGGTTCAGTACAAGCGAGCACTCGCGATCATCGTAGCGGAGGCATTCCTCACTCGACCCAGCCATCTGTTCAACACGCCGATCAATCTCGACGGGAACCGCAGGAACAACAGAGCCTCGAATCTGTTGTGGCGACCGAAGTGGTTCGCGACGAAGTACTTCCAGCAGTTCGGACAAGGAGCCCCCTGCGTCACCCGCAAGGTCCAGAACGTAGAAACGGAGGAAGTCTTCGAAGACTCGTGGCACGCCGCCGTATCATTGGGTGCGCTCGATCGAGACATAGCTTTTGCGATCTTTAGTGGGTCGCGAGCACGAATAGTCCTGCAACACTTCCGTCTGTTGCGGTAGGGACGCGCAGATACCAAACAGCCTGGAAAACATGCGATGTGATAGAAGGGATAGAATAAGCCTTCGCTTTTTCGTCGTGAAAGGAGTGGCAGTGACGGAAGCGCAGTATCAGTCGGAGCTCATAAAGAAGCTTCGGCTTCTGTTTCCGGACAGTGTCATCCTCAAGAACGACCCAGGCTATCTTCAGGGCGTACCGGACCTCGTAATCTTTCACGGGGACCGGTACGCCTTTCTTGAAGTTAAGGTCAGAGCTAATGCTCCGACTCGACCGAACCAGAAGTACTACGTCGAGTTGTTGAACGACATGTCGTTCGCGGCCTTCATCTACCCTTCGAACGAAGAGGAAGTGCTTCGTGCTCTACGACGCGCGCTTCGCGTTTAGCTCACACCCGCGCTTGGAAGGCACACACGCCTTTCTGAGCGCCTCAAATCCGCACTGGCTCCGGTACGACGAAACGAAGCTCATAGAGCGTCTGTCGTCCGCTGAGGCCGCTGCAAAGGGCACCAGGCTCCACGACACCGCTGCCCGATGCATTGCTGACGGTCTTGAGCTTCAGGAAGAAGGCAAGTACCCGGTTCTGGCGCTGTACGTCAATCACGCTATCCAGTACGGCATGACGCCGGAACAGATGCTGATGTACTCGCCGTATGCGTATGGAACCGCCGATGCGATCTCATTCGATCAGGTGGAGAACTTCCTTCGCATCCACGATTTGAAGACGGGCGTGACCAAGCCGTCTCCGGATCAGCTGTACGTGTACGCTGCTTTCTTCTGTCTGGAATACGGCTTCAAGCCGTTCGAGATCCAAGGCGAGCTTCGTATCTATCAGGAGGGCGACGGAATCCACGAGTACCCACTCGACCGTCCGTACCTCTCCGCGGTCTACGACACGATCATCACAAGCAACGAGATCGTGTCCAAGCACAGAATGGGGGGTCTGATTTGATTATCGGAGAAGAAGAGCTAGATGCCCTTCAGCACTACGGAATTCTCCAGAAGTCGGGTCGGTACCCCTGGGGTTCTGGCGAGACGCCACACGCCCGCTCAGTCAGCTTCCTGAGCACTCTGAAGGAGCTTCGCGACCAAGACGTCCCCGATAAGGAGATCGCCGCTGGTTTCGGGATGACTTCTTCGAGCCTTCGAGACACCGTCACCATCGCGAACGCCGCTCAGAAGGCTGCTGACATCGCCCGAGCGAATATGCTCAGGGACCGCGGAAACTCTAACGTCGCCATCGGCAAGATCATGGGGAAGCCGGAATCCACTGTCCGGAATCTTCTCCGAGAAGGCGCGAAAGAGAAGAACGAAGTTCTGAAGAACACTGCCGAGATGCTTCGCGGCCAAGTTGCCAAGCACAAGTATCTCGACGTGGGCAAGGGCGTTGAGCTTCATCTTGGGATCAGCCACGAGAAGCTGAAGGCTGCACGCCGGATCCTCGAAGACGAGGGCTACAAGGTCCATTACATCGACGTCGAACAACTGGGTACCGGCAAGACCACCAAGATGAAGGTCCTGGCCGCCCCTGACACGACGTGGAGCGAGGTCAACAGGAATCGTGACCAGATCCGTCCCGCCATGCTGAAGTCTCCTGATGGAGGACTCAGCTACGACAGTGTTATGCCGCCTCTCTCGATCAGCTCCAAGAGAGTGAAGGTTCGGTACGCTGAAGAAGGCGGATCGGAATCTGACGGCGTGATCTACGTTCGTCGTGGGGTGGATGATGTTTCGCTCGGCAAGGCCGACTATGCTCAGGTGCGTATCGCTGTGGACGACACGCACTATCTCAAGGGCATGGCCATGTACAGCGACCATCTGCCTCCTGGTGTAGACCTTGAGTTCAACACCAACAAGTCGAGTACCGGCAACAAGCTCGACGCAATGAAGGAGATCGACAGGGTCAAGAACCCCGATCCTGCTGATCCTTTCGGTGCGACCATCAATGGTCAGATCTACAGCCTGGACAGTGACGGCAAGCGTCAAGTCTCTTCGGTGATGAACATCGTCAACGAACAAGGAGACTGGGGTAAATGGTCTAAGAACCTGTCATCCCAGATGCTGTCGAAGCAGATGCCTCCTCTGGCGAAGAACCAGTTGGAGTTGGCATACGAAGCCAAGGAACGCGAATTCCGGGAGATCATGAACCTGGAAAACGCGGCTGTCAAGAAGCACCTTCTGGAGAAGTTCGCTGATTCGGCTGATGCTTCTGCTGTACATCTGAAGGCCGCTCACCTGCCACGGCAGGCGTCGCATGTCATACTCCCGGTGAACACGCTTCCTCCAGGTGAGATCTACGCACCTAGGTACGAAGACGGGGAGCGAGTTGTTCTGGTTCGCTATCCTCATGGCGGCAAGTTCGAGATCCCTGAACTGAAGGTCAACAACCGCCATCCTGATGCGAAGCGACTTCTCGGTAACGCACCCGATGCTGTAGGC